GAATATTTTTCGTAAGATGTATGATTTGTATTACAATCCAAAACCACTTGATGTTCCTTTTGAATATATAGATGAAAATGGAAATAAAATAACTACAAATATTAAAAATGTTGCCGGATTTAGAAAAAAATTATGGGATGATGTAGGAGCTGCACTTGGGCAGTTTAACAGAAGTTTTTATGTGGACCAGGAAAATGGTGATGATAATAATGATGGAAGTAGAGATAATCCTTTTAAAACATTAAGTAAAGCTATCACTGCAACTCCTATCGGAGGGCAAGTTACAATTAATCTTTTAAGCGATTATACATTAGAACAAGATATATATATAAGTAAAAGATATGTAAAAATTAATGTAAAAAATGGGATAAAACTTAAAACTTCTTGGTATGTTGCCACCAGTTCAGGAAACGCAAGATTATACTTTATAGACATAAGTAATGGATTTTTGCATATTCATTTAGAACAATACGATAAAAATGGAGAGCCGTCACAACTTATTATCCCTGAAAATGATACAGGAAAAGATAAAGAGAAAGAATTTATAGGATTTATAAAAAATTCAAGTGGTGGGGGCGGAAAATTAAGAATTGATTATAGAAATAAAGTTGATGGTGCAGTTGTTATTGATGTTCAAGATGGGTATCTATTTAAACAATACAACTGGGCAAGGGAGAATTCTTTTATAGATGTTAGAATTCAAGGACATTATGCAGAGTCTAAAATAAGAGTAAATATTGATAATAATGCTCTATTAGCATATTTGAGACAAACAACAACAGCTTTTACATTTCAAGTTGATAATAACACATTAATTGACCAAGATGGAAATGATTTAGATATTATAGATGTAGTTACAGGTATAGTTAAAGATAGTAATGGAGTGCCTCGCAACATAATTTCAAATATTGTTTTTTAAGGAGTAAGAAATGATTAAATTAATAAAAATAGGTGAATTAGTGTATCAAGGAATTGAACCTTATTATATTGATAAAAATGGAAATAAAATTTGGAATATTCCTAATGACCTTGAAACTTTAAGAAATTGTGCAATTGATACTTTTAATTGGCTTATAGGTCAAGAAGTAAAAAAACAAAGTGGTGGTGATTTTACAAAGTTAAGTGCAGGAAATAGTAAAGCTATTGTTTTACTTTTAAAATTAATTGATACTTTAAATCCTGATGAAAGCAACTTAACTAAAACTGAAAAAAATATTTTAAGTAAACTAAGAACTTTTGCTAATAATGGGTATAGTAATAGTCAAATGCTTGATAATATGCTTGAAAGCGTGTTAAATAATATTAGTGTTTATTCTCAAAAAATTGAAAAAGCACAACAAGCTAAAAGCGTAGATGAACTTATAAGACTTTTAGAGGAATAAAATGAAATATTCTGATATAAATTTGCAACCTTTAAAAGAATATAAGTTTAAAGTTGTAAAACCTTTTAGGTTCAAAGATATTATAATCCCTTACGGATTTAGAACTGATGGGGCAAGTATTCCGAGAATATTTTGGTCTTTATTTCCACCAAATCGCACAGATTATTTACCTTGTGCGATTATTCACGATTATTTGTGCGATAAAAAGGAGTATAAAAAAGCTGATGAATATTTTAAGGAATGTTTAGAAGAATTAAAAGTGGATAAGTTTAGTAGAACAATTATGTATTTAGCTGTTAGACTTTATCATTTAATTAAATATAGACAATAAGGAGCATAAAGTGAAAAAAATATTTTTGATTGGATTATTAGGAGCATTTTTTATTGGTTGTGCAAGTAATACTTTAAATCTTATAAAGATGGAATTTGTGTAGCAAAAGAAGTTAAACAAGTGAAAGAATGCAAGAACCCTATAAAAATTAGTGGTAAAACTTATTGCGAGGAATAAAACTTTTAAGGAGAGGAAATGGATTTAAACTTTGGAATTAACGGAAGCATAAGTGTAGAAGCGGCAAGACCTGTTTTAGTGGATAGTTCTACTCCAATTGGTGTTGTTGTGCCTTTTGGAGATAGTGATGGAGATTTTAAAGTATTTAATAGTGCAGATGATATGAAAACTTACCTTGAAGAAAAAGGAGCAACTGCTGATGATTTAGCATATAAGACAGCTAATGCTATAAGTCTTCAAGGAGTTAGAGGAAAGATTGTAGTTAAGTTTGTAGCAGATGGAGATAGTGTAAAAGATAATGTTTTAGCGGGGCTTGATGTGCTAAAAACAGCTCCACAAGATGAAAATATTTTAACAAGACCAGATTTAATAATCTGTCCTGAATACTCTTATGATGTTGATGTAGCGGCAAAAATGGATAGTTTAGCAAGTTTATTTAGAGCAACTGCTATTGTAGATGTAAATGCATCTGATGAAGCAAGTGCAAATGCTTTTGCAAATAATTTTGGAAGCAGATATATGCTTCTTTACAATGGAAGAAGCAAAGTAGAAGGAAAGTTTTATCCTACAAGTGCTTTAATTGCCGGGCTTATTGCCTATTGGGATGCAGGAGGAGATAATGGTTATGATGAATTTGGGTATGCAAGAAGTCATTCAAATAGAATTGTAAAAGGTGTTTCAGGTTCAGAAAGAATTATTGAATATTTTGATGGAGTTGATTGCGAAGCAAGAAGACTAAGACAAAATGGTATTGGCTCTATCGTGCAAGATGCTGGATGGAGAAGTTATGGATTTGAAACAAGAGACATAGACCCAATTTGGCAAAGTCTTGAGAGAGTAAGAACATTCCATAAATGGCTTGATGCAATTATCAAAGCAAATAAATGGGCAAGAGATAGAAGTGCTGACCAACTTGTTTATGTAAAACAAACTTGTATAGACTTTTTCAATAAACTTAAAGGTGCAAACATAGCACTTGGATATGAAATTTATCTTGACCCTAACTTAAGTGATGTAACGGCTGGTAAATTTACATTTATTCTAAAAACTGCAAATATGCCGGCTATTAGAGAGCTTAATTTTAACCTTGTATTTAGTGATGATTGGAATGAAGCGTTTGTTGATTGGATTAATTCTATTTAAAGGAGATTAAATGGCTGTAAGAACACCAGAGAAAATTAGCAATGTGAATGTTTTTATAGATGGAGTTGGACATTTAGGGGTTGTAGAAGAGGTAAAACTCCCAGAAGTTAAGCAAAAATTAGAAACTGTGAATGTAGGTGGAATTGAGAGAGATATACAAACAGGAATTTTTGAAAAAATGGAAGCGGAGATTACTTTAACAGAGTATTCTTCTATTGTTTATGCGGCAATGGCTGCAAATATGAAAAAGGGGCTACCTGTTGTTTTTATTTGTAAAGCAAATATTGTGCAAGGCGGAAAGAAAAAAGAGCAACGATTGCAGGAGATATTACTGTAACTGATAACTCTTTAAAAGGCGGAGAAACTGCTAAAAGAACTATTAAAGTTAGCGTTAGAAAATATATTTGGGAAGTAGATGGAAAACAAGGTGTAATGATAGATGTTGATAATCTAATTGGAATAATTGATGGGGTAGATGTTTTAGAAGAACTTAGAAAAAATTTAATGTAAAACTTTTAAGGAGAGAAAATGAATAAATTTAAAGTAGAACTTGTAGAACCGGAAATTGTAGATGGTAAAGAGATAAAAGAACTTGAATTTCGTGAGCCAGTAGGTGCTGATTTGGAAGAAATTGTAGGAGTTGAAAAACTTGGAAAAGCAATAACAGAACTTGCAGCAAAACTTGTTACAAATGTTCCTTTAACAGCTGAAGATATTAGAAACTTTAAAGGTAAAAATTATATGAAAATTTCAGAAGCCATTATGGGTTTTTTAGCTTAATCTCTTCTTTTGAAGAGGTTGTGGCTTTTTTATGCTATACGCTTAATTTTACTTATAAAGATGTAATGCAAATGAAAATTAACAAGATTAAAAAATATTTTGAAATTGCAAAAAGGTTCAAAGAAGAGGAGATTAAGCAATCTTCTCTTTAATTAATTCTTTTGTATATAAAAAAAGAGCAGTTAAAATGAAAATTGTTGAAATAATTAAAATCACAATGTCGCTTTTAATAAAAAGAGCTAAACTGATATTCAAAATTATCCATCCAACCAACGAAACAACAAGCGCTGTAAAAAATCTAACAACTTTATATGTAAAAAATAAATCATTCATAATTTTATTATACCACAAAGGAAATAAATGAGCAAATTATTAACCTTAGGTGTTTTACTTACCGCTAAAGATATGATTTCTCCAATTATAGGTAAAACTGTTAACAAATTTAATGAATTTAACAATAAAGCAAAAGAATTACAAAAAAGTATGGAGAACTTTGATAGAACTTCTTTAAAAACTACTTTTAGACTTAAAGAGATAGATAAAAAATTAGAAAATTTAAAAAAACAAAAAATAAATTTAGAAGAGAAATTTAAAAAAGGCGAAATAAGTGCTAAAAATTTTGAGTTGAAACTAAAAGCTATTAAAAATATAGAAAGTAGTTTAAATGCCCAAAGATTTAAGTTAAAAGAAGATTTAAAAGAAAGTGTTAATAATGCTGAAGATTTAAAATATGAATTAAAAAAAATAAATGCAAAAATAAAAGTAATGCAAAAACTTGCTTCTTTTAGTAAAAAAGCAACCATTTTCGGAACTGCTGCAATAGCCGCAGGAGAGTTTATAAAAGATTGGGCTAAAACTCCAATTGAAAGTTTTGCCGAACTTGAAGATGCACAGACACAGCTTAAAATCACTCTAATGAATTCACAAGGAGAAGTTGGAAAATGGTTTAATTTGATAGACAAACAGGCAAAAGAACTGGGGAATAGACTTCCTGGAACAACTGCAGACTTTTATAAAATTGCAATAAAACTAAAATCACTTGGAATTGATTCTAAATCTATCACAGGAGGAGTTTTAAAGTCTGCGGCATATTTAGCGGTAGTTCTTAAAGGTATGGGCGTGAGCTATGATGAAGCAGCGGAAGCGACTGCAAAATTTAGAGAAGCAATGGGAATTAGCAACAAAAATCTGCTTAAATTTATTGACTTAATTCAAAGAACGGCTTATACTGGAGTTAAACTTCAAGAACTTCAATATGCTTTTTCAAAAGTTGGTGCTACATTAAAAGGTATAGGTATAAGCGGGTATGAAGCTGCAAGAGGCATTACACCTTTAATCGGTATATTGATTAAAGCTGGATTTAGCGGAGAAAGTGTCGGAACAAACTTAGGAAACATTATAACTGCCGCTATGAAGTTTAAAGGCTCAAAAGCTCAGATACAAGCTTTAAGAGCTGGGGTTGATTTACAGTTTACAGATGAAAACGGTAAGTTTTTAGGAATTGATAATATGATGAAACAGCTTGAAAAGCTAAAAGCTATAAAAAATGATGCTTTAAGACTAAAACTCGTACAAAGTATTTTTGGAACAGGCGAAGCGGCTAATATGGTGAATGTTCTTATTCAAAAAGGCACAAAAGGTTATAAAGATTATTTGAAGCAATTAGAAAAACAAGCAGATATAAATAAAAAAGTAGAAGCGTCTTTAAAAACTTTAAGTGCTATTTGGGAGGCATTTACAGGGACTTTAACAAATATTTTTGCAATTGTAGGACAACAAGTAGCTCCAGCTCTTAAATGGATTACTGAGAAATTAAATGATTTAGCCGATGGGTTTACTAAATTTGCAGAAACACATCCTTTGCTTACAAAAATCATTTCTTTCGCAATTGTTGGTTTTTCAGGTGCAGCTATTGCCGTTGGAACTTTGTCTTTAATGATTGGTATTGCTACAAGAGCTTTTGGATTGTTTGTATCTCCTGTGGTAGATGCAGTTAGTTGGGTGATTAAATATGCTAAAAATTTAAAAGTTGCAACAGCAGTTCAAAAAGTTTTTAATTTTGTAGTAAACATGAATCCGTTTGCAAGGTTTATAACTATTGCTTCTTTAGTGGTAACAGGGCTTGTTTGGATGTATAACAAATTTGAGTGGTTTAGAAGCAGTGTAAATTCAGTATGGAAATTTATCAAAAAAGTTTTCAGCTGGTCTCCGCTTGGACTTATTATAAGCAATTGGTCTACAATAAGCAATTATTTTTTTCAATTTTGGAATTGGTTAAAAGAAAAGTTTGTAGCAGGAATTAACTTTATAAGTAATATTTTCTCACAACCAGTGCAAACAATAAGCAATATGTGGAGCAGTTTAGCGAATTGGTTTAATAGTTTTTGGAGCAATTTAAAAAGCGGATTTAGTAAGGGCGTAAGTGTAATTACAAACATTTTCTTACATCCTATAAACACAATTCAATCAATGTGGAATAAACTACTTGGCTGGATTAGTAAAAAAATTGAGTGGGTTAGCTCTATTGGTAACAAAATAAAAGATTTTTTTGGATTTGGAGGAGATGAAGAGAAAAAATTAACACTTAAGCCAGTAGTAGAAAAAGTCAAACCTATTGTTACAGCTACAGCAGTAAGTACTACACTTGCAACAGCACAGCCTACAAATACTTTAAAACCAATAACTGCATTACAATCTATACAACCTATAAAACCTATTTCCGTTCCTGTAAATACACAAATGCAAAGCGCAAAAAATGCACAAACCACAGCACAGCAAACAATAGTTTATAACTTTAATTTTGGAGATATAAAAGTTGAAACAAAAGATGGAAAAATTGCAAATCCTGAAGAGTTAAAAGAAGAGTTAAAAAGAATTATTGAAGAAATAGATTTTGAAAAACATCAAAGGAGCTTAAGCGATGTTGTGTGATTTAGGGGGATTTACTTTTGAAGTAAATAAAACAGAATTTGAGAAATTAAATAGGAGTTTAAAATTTAACTACGCAAAAAGAGATAGAATAGGAAATAACCCGACTTACCAAGCAATTAAAAGGTATGAAGAAGAGTTTAATATAGAAGGCAAATTGATTGCAAAAAGTAATTCTTCTTTAAAACAGCTTGAAGATATTGCAAAAAAGAAATTGCCTGTAAGATTAACCTTAGGTTCAGGTGAAAGTTTAATGGTGATAATTGAAAGCATAAGCGAAGCAAGAACTCTATTTTTGCGAGATGGACATTACATAAAAAACGATTTTAAAGTAAAGCTGAAGGCTTATTATGATTGAAATTAAAGTAACTGAGAATAAAAGATTAGACCAAATAGTTTATGAGCAATTAGGAAGTTTGGATAATTTTGAAGAGATACTTGAACTAAATAAACATCTTATTGAAAAAGATATTTTAGATATAGGAGATATTGTTTATTTACCAGAGCCTAAACAAAAAGATGAAAAAATAGTTAAAGAGGTAGCATTATGGAATTAACGCCTGATTTTAAAATAGAGGTAAACGGAAAAGATGTAACTGAAAATATAAAAAAGCATCTTGTAAGTTTGAGTCTAAAAGATGAGTCAGGAGATGCAACAGATGAATTAACACTTAACTTTGATAATCTCTTTAAAAGACCTAAATATGAAGATAAAATAAAAGTTTGGCTTGGATATGAAGAAACTGGGCTTTATTATTGTGGTGCTTTTTTAGTTCAAACAACGGAAAAAAATCAAAACTCTTTGAGAGTTAGAGCAACTTCTACAAATTTTACAACCGAGATTAAGAAGAAAAGAAATAGAAGTTATGAAAATATTTCTCTTTGCGATTTGGTCAAAAAAGTAGCCGATAGAAACTCTTTAAAATATAAATGTGGTTTTAATAATGTTTTCTTTAAACACTTAGCACAAACGGATGAAAGTGATTTAAATTTGCTTAATAGAATTGCAAAAATGTATAACGCAACTTTCAATATTAAAAATGATACTCTTATTTTTATTAAGAAGCAGAATAACAATGATTTACCTATCTTTGAAGTAGATAGAAAAAATGTAAGCAGTTATTCTATTAAGTATGCAAATAAAACTCTTTATAAAAGTGTAAAGGCAATTTATCACGATACAAAAGAGAATAAAACAAAAGAAGTGGTTTTTGGAAATGGAGAACCGCAATATATCCTGCAAGATACTTTTAAAAGTGAAGACGAAGCACTTAAAAGAGCTGAGGGAGTTTTAAATCTTTTAAATTCAGGAATTGTTAGTGGTAATTTAGTAATTGATGGAATGAATATTATTGCAGGAGCTAAATTAAAATTAAATGGCTTTGGCGAAGATGATGGAGAGTATTCTATTAAAAGGGTTACGCATAATTTAAGTGGAGGTGGATATACGGTTAGGGTGGAGTTTGAAAAATAAATAAATAGTATTTAAAAGGTATTTAAATTTTTTCAGGTTGGGAAATTTTGAAGTTTATTTGTTGGGAAACTTTGAAAGCGGTTTTACAAATTGTTATGTTAATGCTGTAACTTAGAGACCGTTCATAATCCCGTGTCAGCTTAATTGAATTATATCATAATTTTAAAGCTTCATCCAATCTTCCCTCAAAGAAAATTGCCAGCTGAGAGAGTGTAAGATTCCAGTTTCTAATTGGCATAGTCCATTTTTTCTCTGCATTTTGTATGCCCATATAGAGTAATTTTAATAATGAATTATCATTAGGAAAAGCACCTTTTGTTTTTGTAAGTTTTCTAAATTGTCTATGGACAGATTCAATAATATTAGTTGTATAAATTACTTTTCTAATTT